TCACCCGGCTTTAAAGACAATTTCAGCATGAGGAACTTCTACCCATTCAACATGGTTCTGGGTATAAATTTTTGTCGATTTTGCATCACTATGGGCCATCCTTGCCTGCGGATCGATACCTTGTCTTTCGAAAATATGAGCCGCCAGCGCTCTAATCTCGTGGAAAGTTGGCCTTTCTTTGATAGGTAATTCTGCCGCTACACCTATCCGGTCCCGCAGCTCTGAAAATGCTCTGCTCAAATAATCAGGGGCCACCTGTGTTGGGTGGTTAACTTCCTTGCTTATCGGATTGCTTCTCTTTTCCAGAAGCCGGTGAACAACATAAGGACTGGCCACATTGTCTCTGCTATTGTCGATGATCTCTTTCAGGGCCCTGCCGATCGGAATTGCAACGTGTGAGGCCTCTTTGTGTTGCACTTTCTGCCGATGAATGTAAAGCGTTCCGAATATGCCAGCCTCTTCCTGATCGAACCATACACAGCCGCAAACTCCTTCTTGAGGTTCCTTGATCGAGTACCGGATCCGGGATACTTCCAGGCGTGCTTGAGTAGTTTGTAATGCAAGGTCCATTGCTGTCTTCAGCCAGGGTTCAGCAGCTGCATGTATGGCCAGGAACTGCTCCAAAGTAAGTCGCCGGCGGACCTTTTTATCGACACGCCGCATTTTTTTCCGTGTTGCAGGGTTATCCATCATTAGCGATTCATCAACAGCATAAGAGAATAGCTTTTTCAGGAAGCTAACTTTTCGGTTCTGAACATTGGCCGACGATTCAGAATGGTAATTTCGTATATAGGCATTTACGTGCTCAAGCTCAATGTCGCATGCGGGTATGTTATTAAAAAATTCTTTAACCCTGATGGCATCATTATTCCAATCGTCAAGTGTGCTTTTAGACGGTTGCTCATCTTTGATAGCTCTCTCCATAATGCGATCAACATGTTCAGAAAACGGGTGGGCTTCACCATTCAGCCCTCCCGATTCCCGAATTAATGAATCTATCGATGGTGTATTTTCAGGGCGCATCCTCAGGTTATATTCTCGGGCGATGGCGATAGCCATTACTCGATCCGAACCGAGAGTTTTCTTTTTCCCAGTTATAAGCGTGAACTTATACACGCCACGATCTTTATCAAAAAAAAGATAATCAGGAAGGTGGCGGTATTCTTTTTTTCGTGGCCTTGCTGCCATGGTCAACCCTCAATTATTAACTGACGTACCGCCTGATTAACAATTGAGTCAACTCCCCACTTTTCGGTTTCATAGACAAAAACTGAACCATCTACAATCCTTCCCATGAGTAATCCGTTTTCGACCCAACGTTTTATTGTACGGTTGTCAGGAATGGAGTCTTTGGTAAATTCGCGTTTACTCCAGAGACTCGCTTTCATTAGCTTTGCCATGGTTTCCTTCTCCATAAAGCCCGGCTGCACCCGGGCTGTGTGGTTTACTCGTTGGTGCTGGTGGCAGGGATAATTTTCTGCCAAATTGCTGACACATATTTTGCCTGATGGCGCGCATCAGCTAGGGCATTATGCACATCGCCAATGAAAGGCATGTCACGCTTCGGATCGAAACCAACACTGCGACCGAGGGTAACAATCGTGCGTACATCATGATCGTTCCAAAATTCCCACGGGCAAATGCGTCCGGCGCGTTCGTAAGCTCCGCGTAGAATCACATTGTCAAAGGTGGCCCCGTTCCCCCAGACCTTCATGTATTTGAGATTATATGCATGCCGATGAATGAAATGGCTAAGTTCCGACAGTGCATCAGTGATAGGCATCGCATCATCAACACAAATAGCTGAGCGCGCTTCAGGGCTTTGTTTTAGCCACCAAAGAATGGTGTCTCCATCCGGTACCGCGCCTTGAGCCATTGAGCTTTCAAGCGAGACGGCCGTATAGAATTCTTGGCCAAGTTCACCTGTGTGAGGGTTAAAAAAGACGGCACCAATTGAGACGATTGGCGCGTTTGGTTTTTTGCCCATTGATTCGAGGTCAATCATTAAGTCGTTCAACTGCTTTCTCCATTGCTAATTCTGCGATTAAAACCGAGGGGACAACCACCGGCATTGGTACTCTGACGATCTGTGCTCGTACTCTATCGATTTCCCCTGCCAGCTCCAGCAGGCGGGAGCGGCAATCCTCTGCCTCTTCTCGCCACCAGGCCAGGTCGGCCTTAAGGCGGCGCAGGCGCCGCTGTTTCAGTTTGCTGGGCATCAGGCCTCCGGTTTAGGTGCTGCTGCGAGCATTGCCGACCAGCATAGCTTTGCTCGGTGCGCCGCTTGCTGGCATCCACTCATGGCTTCGTATGCTTCCCAAACATCTGCATCGCTAAAGCTTTCATCTGGTTCAGACTCGAAACCTTCGACGATCATGTTTTCTGTCGGCTCAACCGGCACCATCACCCACCCATTCGGTACTACCGGCGCTGGCAGGGAGGTCCGCATCTCATCACGCATAGCCAGTGTTACAGCTTCCATGGCGACTCGTTCGCGCCCCAGCTCAGCAATCCGCTTCTCTGCTGCGTCCAGATCTGAACCAAGTTTTTGCGCCATCTGAAACCAGTTAGCACGTTGCTCTTCTTTGCGCTCCAGCTCATCCAGCAGCGCCAGCACGGTGGCGGGAGTGCACTGCTTCATAAAGTCGTTCAACGCAGTGATTCGCTGGTCGAACGGCATAACCGGTGCCTCTCCAGCGATTTTTGCGGTGGCTGCCGCTTCACGCAGCGCCTGTTTGTCGATGTTACTCATGCTGCACCACCTTCGATCGGCTTAATGCTGCTCAGAATTAAACGGCGTGATGTCAGCGGCGCACCGCTGCGGCGACCATCTTCTTTCCGGTAGGTTTCAGTGCGGCCAACACACCAGGTCGTTGGAGTCTCGCGCAACTGCACGGTTTTCTCGCCATCTTTGGTGATGATGGTTCCGGTATGGGTTTTAATTTTCTGGTTGATTGCCATTGTCGATTACCCCTTACGCTGCTTTATCATGAGCTCTAAAACTTCCTGGCAACTGGCGCACGTTTTGCAGCCAGGCATTGCAACCCGGCGCGCCTCAGGAATGTCCTCTTCGCATTCAGAACAGCGCTCTGCAGAGACTGCATTCTGATCAATACGGTGTTTTTGTATGGCCAGCTGCAGGCGGTGCTCTACGAGCTCGTTTGCCTGATCGATGATGTCTGAACTCATACGGCACGCTCCTGGCGAAGTAACGCATCGTGCAGCGCCATAGCACCCGCTTCACGGAGTGCAGCATCTTCATAACTGATGCCGTTCGAATCCATGATGCAGTCCCTATCGAGGCACTCCGAACAATCGTTGAGGGCAGATTTGATAGCGTGGGCACGCACTTCATCCATTACAGCGTCGGTCACATTGCCTGAATGGTCTGGGTCGGTGAACTCGTTAAGGACTTCATTTCCTCTCTGAAGAAGTTCTTCATCAGATGCATAGGGGAGTTCATCAGCAGTATTAAGGTGCCCATGATTATACCCAGCTGAATAAACCTGCCCGGCAGCCCATCGCACCGCCTGAACTTCCGCAGCCAGCGCAGCTACCTGCTTCTCAGCGTTTGACAGTTGAAGGAGGAGTTCTTCAACTAACGTCACACGCATCACTACCTTCTGGCAGTCGTTGCGTTTAGCTCTGGCGATTGTGCCGCGCAGAGTCGCGTATTTGTTGGTGATCATTGGACGGACTCCTGACGAAGATGGTTAATTTCGGCGTCAAGGCTCATTCGCTGGTCCATCGATTCCGTCAAGGCGGCAAATGTCACGTCCAGGCGAGTGGCTACCTCACGCATCAGAGAGGCTTCTGCTGGTGGCAGTTTCCCCGCCGCAGCATGGGCTGCGGCTACCAGTTCTTTTATCTTCATGCGAGGCATGCGCGTGATTCCGTAAGCTCATTGAAACGGTTAATGAACAAGCCATATGCCTGGCCTGGGCGAAGAGGAACGATCTGGATAATGTCGCTGGCCGGAATACCTTCGAGGCAAGGCCATAGTGAGCCGTCGTCGATATCCAGATCGCGGCGTTCCGTGGCAAGCATCACCAGATCGGCGTATTTCACTACCGCTGACATATCAGGGGTGATGCTGAATTTGGCCCGGATCAGCTGTTCTACCCGCTCTTCAATGCGACGGTAATCTGGAAGCAATGCTTTCAGGGGGGCAGGGACGTCCTGGCAATAGGCTTCAGCTGCGTCATGCATTAGGGCTTCAAAGGCAAACTCTGGCGGCACAATTTGGCTGCACAGTACTGAGTGCTGGGCCACGCTGTAAAATTCCGGCAGATGACCACTGAAGCGGCAGATGTGGGAAAGTGCGGTCGCAATATCCTCGATCTCTACGTCGTCAGTGGTTGAATTGAGGTAATCGAATTTCTTACCTGAAAGTGTCTGGATATAACTCATCGTATTTTCTTCTCCATATTTGGCAGCTGCACCTGCGCCAGTTTTTGGTTGTACGAATCCCTCGCCATTGGCGATTAATAAAGGGAATTACGCTTCAATAAATCCCCGCGGCGCCGGGGATTTAATGCAGAGAAATTACGCTTTAAAGTTGCCGATAAAGGTTTCAACCGGCTTGTCGGTGAACTTCTCGATCAGCAGGTCACGGAACTCGTTGGCGATAGCTTCTTCCTGGGCTTCCAGTTGAACGATGCGGAGTACAAACACCGGTTCCCCGCTTTTAAGCAGGCTGTTACGCAGGCTAAAGCGGCGTTCGCCCAGGCCTTCATATGGCACGCATTTGAACTCGAAGGCGACAGGCATCACGTCTTTACTGCTGGCTTCAACGCTCTGCATCAGGGACTTTCTGCCGCCAAAATCTTCGTCTTCATGAGCTGCTTCCGAGACTTGTTTGATATTGACGCGACGAACGGCACCAGCTGCCTGCGCGATGGACAACACATTCCCGTCGGCATCAAATGCGGTCAGGAAGTCGGCCCAGTCCTCCAGCCATTCAGCAATTTCTTTCTGGCCCAGACGATCGCCGTTTACCTGAAGCAATGCTCGGAATGGTGCTGTCTTTTTGAGGGTGATAGAGGCGACGTTATCAGCATGGCCAGGGTTAGCCAGCGTACCGATATTGAACACGGAGCGTGCGGTCATGTTGTCAGCATCGATAAAGCATCGTGCTGGTTCGTCGGCTTTGGCGTAGCCTGCGGCGTAACGCACAAAATCAGGAATACTGGTTGTGGTCATGGCGCCACGGAAGCGAAAACGCTCAAACTCGAATCGCTCGAGGCTTTCTACGTGAACCCCTTCAGGAAGCAGGGCAGTCGGGCATGCCGTAACTTTTGCTGCATCCAGGTGGTAACCGGAAAGAACTAGGTCTTTCACCTGCTGCAGGGCATTGCCGTCTAAAATCTGGGACATAAAATTCCTTAATATTTGGTCAAAGGGATATCAGTGATTTGTCTGCTGCGGATCACTGTGCCGCTTTAAGCTTTCCGTCAACGCCGCCGTTGATCCCGAACAGCTGCCCCTGATCTTCCTGCAGGATGGTCAGCTTGCCGCCTTTGTTAACCCACATTGGTGTTTCGGTGGTGTCTTCTTCGGAGGCTTTACCGCGCGGGGTTGGGGTGACGTAGTTCAGCTTGTGCTTGATCTTGACGCGCTTCTCTTCGACGGAGTTACCCATACGCTCAATATCAAAGGTGAGGACTACTTTGCCTTTGGTACCGTTATTCAGAACGCCAAGCGCGGTAGTGTTTAAAGCTGCCGCGATCTTGTTCATGAACACGCCGGCATCCAGTTCGCCCAGGAAATCGGGCACTACGGTCATGCGGTCACTACTCATGGTTTAACCCTCTGTGAGGCGGCTGCCACCGCCAGTGGAACTTCTCCATACACAACAGAAAAGGGCACCTGCGCTTTGGCTATGGGTAGGAGGTCCATTTCCATAGCGCCCGGGTGGATTGGGTTATGAGCCCGTCGCCCGGTGATGCCCTTGTCTCTTGTGTAAAAAAGGTGCCCACCGATGTGATGGGCAAAGACTACACACAGCAATGAATTTGTTGTGGCGGTGGTGCCTCCACCTGCCGGACCGGCCAGAACCGGCGACGCTACACCTCAAGAAACGTATTCATTTCAAAAGTTGAAATAAAAACTTGTTGGCCTCGTCACGTGCGCAGAGCCGCATTACCACAACTGGAAGCGCACTCTTTCGGTAACAAACCTGCCCCCGCAGTGAAAGAGAGAAGGAGTGCGCTTTCACGTTGTGTTGCGATTCACCAGCCCCGGTCCGGCGGCGCCACCTCGCCGGGGCTGATGTAAAGGGCAGTTACGCTGCCAGACGGCTTATTGGTCTGTGAGGTATTTCAAGTCCTGCATCGCGGGGTTTGCTCTCCGCCCCAGGTTCTCCCCGCTATTCTTTAGCGCGCAACCTGAGAAAACCGCCTTCAAGTCTTTCGGCTTTCGCCATGTTCTGTAGTGCTGTGACGCCAGGTGCTTATCTTCTGGTTGCCTCAAAGGGCTGCAATTCATCACAACTGGAAGCGCACTCCGCCTTTTTACTTACCTGTCATCCACAACCGATAGTTGATGGAGTGCGCTTTCACGTTGTGCCCTTAAAAAGCTGGCTGTCACCCTCAAGGGGAAAGTGAGCAGCCAGAACAGGGATCACGTCTTATTTCTTTGGCCTGCTTTTAACCACATCAGGCGCGGTGGTTTGGTGTCGACAGAAAAAAATCTAACTTAACTTAGTTTATTGGTCAAGTGAAAACATCAAACTAAACTTAGCTTGATGCTTAGAGGAAGAGCGGGAAGGGATTAGAGTTCGTACTGAACGCCTTTAACTACGCCAATAATGAGGCAGTTACCATTGATCGGGATGTTGGGGTAGCGAGGATTTAGTGGGACTAAAAATTTTTGTGGGCCATCAATGACCAGTTTTTTAACAGTCGCTTCGTTAGTGCCATCAATACGCGCAACAACAATCTTGCCATGAAGGGGTTCGGCATCTGGATCAACAATAACGGTTGCCCCTTCAGGGATTGTTGGGAGGCCATTTGGATTGGTCATTGAATCCCCTTTGACCTCTAAAGCGAACGAGCTATCCCCAATGCGTAGTGATGTTTCAACCCATTTATCAACATCACTGAATAAATCAGCGGCCTTACATTCCGTAAACTGCCCAGCTTGAACCCAGGAAATCACGGGCACACGCCTCATTTTAGTTATGAGGGTACCTTCAAATTCAGTGCCGTAAAGAATGTAATCTATTGATGTATTAAAGAATTTAGCCAGCTTAACCAGCGATTCTCCGTTTGGGATATTCACATCCTTTTCCCAATAACCCACCGCTACGTCACTAACCCCGCAGAACTTACCCAGTTCTTTTTGAGAGGTTTTTGTAACCCTGCGTAGGGCTTTAATACGCTGACCAACCGTTTCCATGAAAGCACCAAATTTAAAAAAGACTAAGTAATCTTAGTTTTTATTGACCAAAGTTAGATTGGTTATTAATATCTAACCAAACTTAGCTAAGGAGGCTTCATGACAACCGACGAGATTGAACAACATTTCGGCAGCACTGAGAAAGTTGCCGAATTTTTTGGCATCACCAGTGAGGCCGTTTACCAGTGGCGTAATCGCCCCGGACGCTTAATCCCTAAAGGACGAGCTGCTGAAGCTGCGTATCGAACTGCTGGTGAACTGGAATTCAACCCAGAACGTTATGGCAAGAATACATCGCCTAACGATCAGAAATAACCACAGAAGGGAGGACCTAGCCGTGGGTATAGAACCTGAATGGAAAGTAGATAAGCAGCCAGCCTGGCTGGTGGCCGCAATCAAAAAAACGATCACCGAGCTGCCTGGCGGATATTCAGAAGCTGCTGAGTGGTTGGGTGTGACCGAGAACGCGCTGTTTAACCGGCTGCGTACCGATGGCGATCAGATCTTCCCGCTCGGTTGGGCGATGGTGCTTCAACGTGCTGGTGGTTCAAACCACATAGCGAACGCTATTGCACGTCACTCGAACGGTGTTTTTGTGCCATTGGCTGATGTTGAAGAGATTGAGAACGGCGATATCAACCAGCGTCTCATGGAGTCAGTTGAGTGGATCGGCAGGCATTCACAATACGTTCGTAAAGCTACCGCTGACGGCGTTATTGATGCTCAGGAACGCGCCCAGATCGAAGAGAACAGCTATCAGGTGATGGCTAAGTGGCAGGAACATTTGACGCTGCTTTTCCGTGTGTTTTGTGCGCCGGAAAAGAGTGACGCCCGCGAGTGTGCAGCTCCGGGCGTCGTGGCAGACAAATCTTGTATGGAGAAGTAATCCGCATGACCAGTTTAACGGCTTTTAACCGTTTACCGCAACTCAGGATGATCCCGGTACCGGGCGCTCCGTTGTTTCGGTATGAACGCAGAATAGCAAACCGCTGGGTGCCATGTAACCACAGTCGGGCTGTCGCAATTGTGGGGGTTTACTACAGGAAGGCGAAACGCTTATGCGCGAAGTTAACCGAAGGTTCAAAGACCACAGAGGGATCCCCGTTCGGGTTATCAGATGGGAGCCAGAGACTCAACGAGTTATCTACCTGCGGGATGGTTACGACCACGAATGTTTCAGCCCGCTCGAACAATTCAAGCGCAAGTTTACAGAGTTAAAGGACGACCATGAGCACTAAATTAACGGGTTACGTTTGGGATGCTTGTGCCGCTTCTGGCATGAAGCTATCCAGCGTTGCCATCATGGCGCGTCTGGCAGACTTCAGCAGTGATGAAGGGGTTAGCTGGCCTTCCATCGCTACCATCGCGCGCCAGATTGGTGCTGGTGAGAGCACGGTTCGCACAGCCATATCTCAGCTGGAAAAAGATGGTTGGTTAACCCGCCAGCAGCGCCGTAAAGGCAACCGAAATGCATCGAACGTTTACCAGCTCAATGTTGCGAAATTACAGGCTGCTGCCTTTTCTCACCTGTCAGATTCTGACGCATCAAAATCTGATGCCTCAAAAACCGACGCGTCAAAATCTGAGGCATCAAAAAACGATGAAAAAGGCGGTTTTCACCCGTCAGAATCTGGGGGGGATCCGTCAGTAAATACAACTACTGATCCATCAGATAAAAAACATTCTTGTCCGGTTGCTGCGCAACCCGACCCTGTGGTGGTTATCACCGATCAGGCGAAGCAGGTTTTATCACATCTGAACAAGACCACCGGATCACGGTATCAGGTCTGCAAATCATCCTTGGAAAACATCCGGGCTCGCCTGGCTGACGGGTTTACGCCCGATGAGCTGCTGTTGGTGGTGGATTACAGCGTCGAGAAGTGGGGCGAGGATCTGAAAATGGCCGAATATCTGCGCCCAACAACGCTGTTTCTGCCAACAAAATTCCCAGGCTACCTGCAATCCGCAAATAAGTGGAACGCAGCAGGACGTCCAGAACGACAGTATTGGGGCTCAATCCGTAAGCATGATCCGATGAAATTTGGTGGACCAGATAAAGCCATTCCAGCTGGCTTCAGGGGAGCGAAATGATGAGCATGAATGCTGATAACAAATATTGCCGCGCGCTGGCTGAACTGCGCTCAAAGCCAGCGCATGAATTGAAAGAGGTTGGCGATCAGTGGCGCACTCCAGATTTGTTGTTTTGGGGCATCAATTCAATATTTGGGCCGATGGTTCTGGATCTGTTTGCAGACGATAGCAATGCTAAATGCCCTGCATGGTATACCGCCGAGGATAACGCGCTGACGCAGGACTGGTCAGAGCGTCTGGCAGAACTCGGTGGCGCCGCGTTTGCAAATCCGCCATATAGCCGTTCTCAGTACCATGAAAAGCAGGCCATCACTGGCATGACCCACATCATGAATCACACAATGGCGATGCGTGATAAAGGTGGTCGTTATATATACCTCGTGAAGTCAGCCACAAGTGAAACATGGTGGCCGGAAGATGCCGATCACATCATGTTTATTCGTGGTCGTATTGGGTTCGATCTTCCTGTTTGGTTTGTTCCCGCTGACGAGAAGCAGCAACCCACCAGCGCATTTTTTGCCGGGGCAATCGCTGTCTTCGACAAAACCTGGCGTGGTGAAAGCTTCAGCTATATCAATCGCACCGAACTGGAAGAAAAAGGGCGTGCAGCATTGTCATTAGCTCAATTCGCCGCGGCAAAAATGGCCCTTCCGTCGGTGTCGGAAAAAGCAATGCCTACTCCCATTGCAACGGCAGATGCAGAGTCGCGCATCTGGCCTCTGGAGGTTGGTCTGGTATTCAATCAGGTCGAGGGGGCGGATTCTCTGGGGGTGAACCAACAGAACAAGTTGAAGGCCAACATCAACCAACTCTGGCTGGAGCGTGTGCCTACCAGCGAAATAATTAGCGTGGCCGGTGGTCTGGTTAGCAGTATGCAGGGGGCCGTCAATGCGTGAAATTATCGTTGATAACTTTGCTGGTGGTGGCGGCGCGAGTACCGGCATTGAACTGGCGATCGGGCGTAGCGTGGATATCGCTATCAACCACGACGAAAACGCTATTGCGATGCATAAGACGAATCACCCGGACACGCTACATTATTGCGAGTCGGTGTTTGACGTTGACCCAAGCGCAGCCACCAGCGGCAAACCTGTCGGTCTGGCCTGGTTTAGCCCTGACTGCCGCCACTTTTCCAAAGCGAAGGGCGCTAAGCCGGTTAAGAGAGAGATTCGCGGGCTGGCGTGGATTGTCCTGCGCTGGGCGCTGGCAGTACGTCCCCGCGTCATGATGCTGGAGAACGTCGAAGAATTTAAGACATGGGGCCCGCTGCTGGATGAAGAATTACGCCCAGATCCTGAGCGTGCTGGCGAAACATTCGAGGCATTTGTCGGCATGCTGTCGACGGGGATCGCGGCGAATCACCCTGCGCTGGCTGAGGTTTGTGAATTCCTTGCCATTGAGCCGCACGGCCAGCAGGCGCAACAGCTGATCGCCGGGCTTGGTTATGAGGTTGATTATCGGGAGCTGCGCGCATGTGACTACGGCGCGCCGACGATCAGAAAGCGTTTCTTCATGGTCATGCGCTGTGACGGCCGCAAGATTCATTGGCCTGAAGCGACTCATGGGGATCCAAAATCACTGGAAGTACAAAGCGGCAAGCTGGCGCCATGGCGTACCGCGGCGGAGTGCATTGACTGGAATATCCCGGCCCGGTCCATCTTCGACCGCAAAAAGCCGCTGGCGGAAAATACGCTCAAACGTATCGCGCGCGGCATCCAGCGCTTTGTTATCGAAAGCGCATCACCTTTCATCGTGAAGTGCAACCACACCACGTCACACGGCAAATATGATTGTTTTCGTGGGCAGGAGCTCGAGGCCCCATTACAAACCATCACGAAAACCCACGGCTATGCGCTGGCGGTACCGCACCTGACTAAATTCCGCACCGGAGCCACCGGGCAGCCATTAACCGAGCCGGTACCAACTGTCACCGCTGGTACGTCGGCGCGCCCGGGCGGGAATGGGCATGCGCTTGGCGTAGTTGAGGCCGCCCTGACACCGTTCCTGGCTGGCAATCGCGGTAGTGAGTACCAGGCAAAGCCGCGCCCGCTGGATAAACCCGCTCATACAATCCTCAAGCAGTCCCGCGCGTGCGTGGTTGCGCCGGTCATCGCCCGCCAGTTTGGCGCCAGTGTTGGGCACAGGGCTGACGAACCGAGCGCGACGATTACTGCAGGTGGTGGCGGTAAGTCGCAGCTGGTAACTCCAACACTGATCCAGATGGGGTACGGCGAACGCCTAGGGCAAGAACCGCGTGTTCTTCAACTGAATAACCCGCTCGGCACGGTCACCGCTGGTGGTAATAAGTTTGCAACGGTGAGCGCGTTCCTGGCGAAGCACTATGGTGGGAATTACACGGGGCCGGGTGTTGGCATGGATGAGCCTGCCCACTCAGTCACTACTGTTGATCATCACGCGGTAGTTGCGTCGCACCTGGTGAAGCTGCGCGGAACCTGCCGCGACGGTCAGACCATAGATACACCTATGCCGACGATTACCGCTGGTGGCCAGCACGTTGGCGAGGTCCGGACATTCCTCGAAACCTACTGCGGTGATAGCGAGGATGAATGGCTGGTGACGATCGAGGGGGTTAAGTACCAGATCGTCGATATCGGAATGCGCATGCTGCAACCGCATGAGCTTTATAAGGCGCAGGGCTTCCCTGACGGCTACGTTATCGATCAGGACTATCGCGGCAATCGTTACGCCAAAGACAAGCAGGTAGCGCGCTGCGGTAACGCAGTACCGCCGCCGTTCGCTCGTGCGCTGGTAGAAGCAAATCTTCCTGAATTATGTGCAAATCAAAAGGCGGGTGCAGCCGCCTGATATGGAGAAATAGCATGAATCAGTTAACCGCAAAGGGTGTTGTGACAATGTCCAGCCGTGAAATTGCCAGGCTGGTGCAGAGCAAACATGGTGATGTGAAGCGCTCAGCTGAGCGCCTTGCATCTGCTGGTATTTTAACCGCGCCGTTGGCGCACACCCCCTACACACACCCGCAAAACGGGCAAACCTACGAGGAGTATTGGTTCAACAAACGTGATTCTCTGGTGATTGTCGCCCGGCTGTCGCCAGAATTTACCGCCGCTGTTGTCGATCGCTGGCAAGAGCTGGAGAACAGTCAGGCCGTAAGTGTCCCGCAAACATTGCCGGAGGCATTACGCCTCGCCGCGGATCTGGCCGAGCAGAGAGAACAACTGGCCCAGCAGTTAGCCGCTGCCGCGCCGAAAGTTGAGTTTGTCGATCGGTATTGTACTGCTAAAGGCTCAATGTCTTTCCGCCAGGTGGCAAAGCTGTTGCAGGCCAAAGAGACCGATTTCCGCTTGTTCCTCATTGAGAGCGGCATTTTGTACCGGCTCAGTGGAGTGCTGACACCGCGGCACCAGCACATTGCTGCCGGGCGGTTTGAAGTGAAAACTGGCACCACGAGCGAAACAAACTACGCCTTTAGCCAGGCACGTTTTACACCCAAAGGCATCGAGTGGATCGGCGGCCTGTGGACGGCACACATCGCTAAGGGGCATGCCGCGTGAGAGGACTGTTTACAGCCGAGACTGTTCCGCGCCTTGGCCTGGTGGTGTTAAAGCCGGGCAGCGAACTGATGTCTCTGTTTCAACAGGGGCGTGTGCTGGTGGAGCCTCAGCCAAAAAGTATGGCTGGGCTTCCGTCGGGCCTCGTCCCTGATGCCAGACAGCCGCTGGCAGAAGATAAGTCCCTCGAGGAATTCTTCACTGACGAGAGAGTAATCCGTGCAGCAGGCGGTTTGACCGCGTTGGAATCCTGGTTAGAACGTAACGTGAAGGAATGCCAGTACCCGCACACTGATTATCACCATCATGAGCTGGTAACGATGCGACATCCCCCTGGATCAATGTTGCTCTGTTGGCATTGCGATAACCAGCTGCGCGAGCAAACCACCGCGGCGCTGGCAGAACTGGCCCGGCGTAATCTCATTAACTGGCTGATCAGTTCCATCCTGTCTTCGCTTGGCTACAACAACGAGCGTGAACTATCCCTCGGTGAATTGTGCTGGTGGGCTGTTTATTCAGGCATTGCTGATGCAATCACTGAAAGGATGGCCCAGCTTGCGCTTCGATTACCGGATGAGCCGTTTTTATCCGTATATCGAGAAAGTGACATTGTGCCGATGCCCCCCGCAAAAAGCATTTTGCAGAAGAAGGTCACCCCTGCGGTCACGGCTGCGAAATTAAAGCATGGAGCAAATCAGGATGTGGCCTATGACCAGCCAAAGGTTCTGGCTCTGCATGCGGATCCTGAATCCCCTGAATCATTCATGTTGCGCCCAAAACACCGCAGGTGGGTGAATGAAGACTATACCCGGTGGGTTAAAACCCAGCCCTGTGAAGGTTGCCGGCGGCCAGCGGATGATCCACACCATGTCATTGGTCACGGCATGGGCGGTACCGCCACTAAAGCCCACGATTTGTTCGTGATCCCTCTGTGCAGAGAGTGTCACGACAAATTACATGCTGATGTTGCAGCGTTCGAGAAAAAACACGGTACTCAGCTGGAGCTGTTATTCCGGTTTATGAATCGAGCGCTGGCGATCGGCGTAATAACAAAAGCGTAATTGTATGGAGCGCTGATCATAATGAATTTACAAGAACTGGAATTTACGCGGATTGAACTGCGCCGCGCGCTGGCGGATTTATCAGGTTCGACAAAAGGACAGCTGCAGGCGTTCAGTGAGCATCCACCAGCAGATAAGAACAAATACCCCCGGCACCATCCTGAAATCGTCATGGAGGGTGGGGAAGGTTGTGGATCCAAGGTTGTAAAAACGATGGCCACTCCACTTTATGTTCTTGAGACAAGGAGCCGTCGCCGACCTTTACCGCCTATTAAGGATGCGGAGTTCGCTTGTTCAGCATGGCGTCGTTCGGTCAATGGTCTTGGGGAGCATTTGCAGGCATGGGTGCGGTACTGCTATGGGCATGACCTTGCTTTCCAGTACCAGAGGTTAATGTGCCAGCACGTATGGGAAGAGTTTCAGCGTCAGCATAGCGGCAAAAAAATCCAGGACCGTGTCACTAAAAAACTGGTAGGGCTTGTCTGGCTGGCGGCGCAAGAAGTTGCTGCCTCGCGTAATAACGATACCTATCAGGAGTATGCTGGTGCAGCTCTGGCGCGCATGGTCAGCGTTGAGCGTTCCACCTGGCTCAGGGTGTATTCAGGGCACTGGGCGGCTTTCAAAGCGTCGTTTACTGAGATGGACAGCCAGGCACTAAGCGAAATTTTGTCACGGTACGAAGAGTACCAAGAACTGAAAGTGGCGGAAATGTGAGGTAACTTTCACTAACTCCCTCAATTGGGCTTGCAAAATGCAACAAAATGAGCCATATTTGAAGCTAATTTGATATCTTGCCAAAAGTATATAAACCCGCCACTGAGCGGGTTTTGTATTTTTAAAAAAGACCGATAGCGCCACCGGCTAGGGCCGTAATAAGTGGATGCTCGGCCAGCTTGCGCAGCAGCCCCTTTGCTTCTTCCTTTTGCTCGGTAGTAGCCTGGGAGCTATTGATGAGATTGTTCAAGGTTTCGATGCTAGTGGTAATCTCTTGGCGGTTATGATTGCCGATCTGAACATGACCACCATGAATATTGATTTGCTGTGATGAAAAGGCAGGGACTGTTTTTTTAGGTCCGACCTTAAGCTGAAAATGAGGGCCAAATCCAGCAATACCGCGGTCATGGAAGTTAGCTTTGTAAATTTCTTTATGCTCTTCTTTTCCATTCGGCAAGATACGCATGACAGTATCACCATCATCGATATCTGCCATTGGGTCATTCACAATGACCGTATCACCTGCAAACTTAGCTTTGTAGGGACCAAATTTTGACCCATCTGATTTTAAAATGAACGCATCATCTTTAGCTGATAACATTTTTCCTCCAATGAATGTTTAAGCCAGCAATAACTGGCAATTAACATTTATCGCTAAACCTAAATGGATGTAAGAGACGTCGATCAATAAATTAGGATATATGCGAGGAAACGAAAAAAAAGCTGGTGGTTAGAGTTATCAGTGATTCTGATCTGTTTTATTAAACGCCTCCTGACTGGAGGGAATCTGCTGTGGAAATGGGCGGCTGGAGGGTGTTGTAGCACCCGGCCAGCCATCAGCTCATGCTTTCAGGTCACAAGCTAACCAAGGCCCATTGCTTTAGCGCAAAAGCAAAGAGAGCCTATCAGAGTTACGCTTATTGATCTATGAAAAATACTGTAAATATAAACAGTGTTGAGTTAGTCAACGCTGATAGCCTGCAATACATCGCCACTCTCCCTGATAACTCCATTGACCTGATTGTCACGGATCCCCCGTACTTCAAAGTGAAACCCAACGGCTGGGACAATCAATGGAAAGGGGATGAGGATTATCTTCGCTGGCTTGATATGTGCCTCGCACAATTCTGGCGAGTGCTTAAACCTGCTGGCAGTCTTTATCTTTTCTCCGGTCACCGCCTGGCGGCAGACATTGAGATCATGATGCGTGAGCGGTTCAACATACTGAACCACATCATCTGGGCTAAACCGTCGGGCCGCTGGAATGGCTGTAATAAAGAGAGCCTGCGCTCTTACTTCCCTGCAACAGAGCGCATCCTCTTCGCCGAGCATTACCAGGGGCCGTATAAACCAAAGAGCGACGGGTACGCTGAGAAGGGAAGCGAGCTGAAGCAGCATGTAATGACTCCACTAATTTCATATTTCCGGGATGCACGTGAAGCGCTTGGCATATCCTCAAAACAAATAGCCGATGCGACTGGAAAGAAGAACATGGTGTCCCACTGGTTCAGCGGTAGCCAGTGGCAATTACCGAATGAATCAGACTACCGGAAACTTCAGTCCCTTTTCACGCAGGTAGCCATCGAAAAGCACCAGAACGGCGAACTGGCAACACCACACCACCAGCTGGTGGCTATGTGGCATTCGTTAAATCGCAAGTATTCAGAGCTGCTCGAAGAGTACAAATCACTTCGGCGGCATTTCTCTGTTTCCGTATCCGTTCCTTATACCGACGTCTGGACACATAAACCCGTTCAGTTTTACCCAGGTAAACACCCATGCGAAAAACCCGCTGACATGTTGCGGCAGATCATCAACGCCAGCAGTAAGCCTGGTGATGTGGTGGCTGATTTCTTTATGGGGTCCGGTTCGACCGTGAAAGTCGCGCTGGAACTTGGCCGCCAGGCTATTGGCGTTGAACTCGAAGAGGAAAGGTTTAATCAGACGTTGGGGGAAATACGGGCGTTGGCAGGGGAATAAACGTGAGGTCGCGATAGCGGCCTTTTTTATTACCTCAATAACACCCCGAGACCGGAGGTGTGGAATGCATAGAATCATGCCTGAGAAAATTTTTTCTGCAGCCTCGTATTGCACGTCAGGCGGTCTTATTTGTACCGGGCTGTTTCGTGTATATGACTGGCTGTACAAGCTTGACTGGAACAAGGTAGCCGTCATCAGCGGTATCGTGATTGGCATTGCTACGTATTTTACGAACCTGTATTTCCAGAGGCGTCAGACCCGCGCAATTGAGAAAGCTGCAAATCACGGTAAAGCTGTCGTTACGGAGCGTGAGTAATGGCATCTACAAAAACCAAACTCAGCGCAGCCATGCTATCCCTGATCGCCGCTGGTGCTTCAGCTCCTGTACTGTTCGATCAATTCATCAGTGAGAAGGAGGGCAACGCTCTTGTGGCTGTCATGGATCCAGGTGGCGTCTGGTCGCTTTGCCATGGCGTTACAGTTATCGATGGCAAACGTGTTGTAAAAGGCATGACCAACACCGAGGCGCAATGCAAGAAAGTGAACGCGATTGAGCGTGACAAAGCGCTTGCCTGGGTAGATCGGAATATCAAGGTCCCACTGACAGCGCCGCAAAAGGTAGGCATTGCATCCTTCTGCCCGTACAACATTGGCCCAGGGAAATGCTATCCATCGACATTCTACCAGCGCATCAATGCTGGTGACCGGAAAGGAGCTTGTGAGGCCATCCGCTGGTGGATTAAAGACGGTGGGCGTGACTGCCGTCTGACCAAAGGCCAGAAGAATGGCTGCTACGGTCAGGTAGAGCGGCGTGACCAGGAAAGCGCGCTGGCGTGCTGGGGGATAGACCAGTGACTGCCGAAACGCGCGCCACCATCATCATATTCCTGATCCTGCTGGTGGCAGGGCTTGGATTATTTTTTGGATCCCGCTACGCGAGTAACAGCAGTCGTGCTGATACTGCTGATGCGAATGTCCTGATGCAGGCAAAAGTCATTCAGCAGCAGGCAGCCGAAAGCCAGGCATTCAGTGCGATGGCCACCGGCACCGTGGATGATAACGCCGCGGTAGACGCCAAAGCGGAAACCACCGTCATTGAATATCGCGAGATACTCCGCCGTGAAAAAACATGTGATTACCCTGTGCCTGCTCATATCGCTAACGGGCTGCTCAACTACACGAACAGTCTACGTGCCAGCGCAATGCACACCGCTACCGCCGGAGCTGACAAAGGCGGTAATAGCGCCACTTCCCCCGGCCAACTGACGTACTGTCAGACCGTTCTCTGGATAGAACCGCTGTTGGCTGGAATCGAGAAAGCTAACAATCAACTGGCCGCCATACGGCAGGCCGAACAACTCAGGCAAGGAAAAACAAAATGACGTTCTTTGATAGTGTTCTGCTCTATTTTTCTGCGGGGACCAGTGCGTTTCTGCTCATCGCCGGCGGCTGGGTAAAAATCCGTGACTGGTTCAAAGCCCACGCCCTGGCGAAAGCGGAAGAGGCAGCTGCTGCAGCAAAAGCAGAAGCCGATAAAGTGGAAGAGCTGGTTCAGGTCCGACTTAAGCAAATCCAGACAGATGCAGCAGCTGCACCGGCCTCAACAGCAACGAGTACATCCGGGCCGGTGGTGGGTTAATCGGATCATTCCTGAATAAATAGCCATTACAAAGCCCACCTACAGGTGGGTTTGATAATGGCAATACTTACGGAGACTGTTATGGCGACGCTTAAAGACCTTTCCAGTCAGTTAAGGCAGTTGCAGAAGCAAATACCGTTTGCGACTGCCCAGGCTATGACTAAAGTGGTTCGCCAGATAGAAGCGGCCCAAAAAACAGCATTTGAGCGGAATCTGGATAATCCAACACCTTTTACAGTTAAATCGGTTGGGTCAGTTGGTGCCAGGAAAAACAGCCTTCGTGCGAAGGTGTTTGTTCGTGATACTGCTGCTGGTTACCTTGAACCCTTCGAGTTCGGCGGAGAGCACAAGCTTAATGGTAGTGCTTTGCTTAACCCGAAAGACATAAAGCTTAATAAATACGGCAACCTGCCGCGTAATAAGCTCTCTCAGCTCAAAGCAAAGGAAAATGTATTCGTAGGCGAGGTGGATGGCGTTAACGCTGTCTGGCAGCGTAAGAAACCGATGAAAGCTAAGAAGCGACGGGCCAAGCGCTCCGCTAATGGGACGCGAAGACCGAAACGTAAACAGCGTTCTCCAAAGCTTTTGATCCGGTTTGGTGATGCGCTACCTGTGACTCCAGTGCTGGGGTATATGGATAGGGCCCGTACCATGGCGAACGCACTGCTACCGTCTGCTTTAAATCAGGCGATAGCAGAAGCCATCAGGACGGCAAAATAAAAGCAGTAACTTATAAGTTAATTTCGCAAGCTTTTATGAAGCTGTTTACTGCAGTTGTCGATCCAGAAACATTGGCTGACATGGAATGCTGGTTTCCGCCATCCTTTGTTTGCACACCAACTAACACTTTGGATTTCGCCCCCTGAAGCTGCTTAAGCACTGTTTTTAGTTGGTCCGCGTCATCCGATTGAATCTGGAGGCTCTGAACATTACGTCTTGAAAGGGTAGCATCGAGCTTCACTGCGGTATTCCCGTCGACCTTCATTATCAGGTCCATTGGTACCTCTGATAGTGATTCGGTGCTTTTATCCATTTCAACGTATGCCGCCGATAGCTTTTCTTTAGTGCAGTCAAACACAATGGCGCCATTGTCGGATGAAACCTCGCCAAGCATCATTGCTTTCTTACCACCAGAGAAAAGGTCATCTTCAGTATTAGTTACCCACTGGGCATGAGCAATTGGTGATGCCAGCACTGCGGCTACGAAAGTTATTTTGATTATATTGTTACCCATTACATTCTCCTTGTATTGAATAGGAATAATCATAGTCGGAGCGAATGGTCGAAGCCATTAAAAAAATGGGTCCTTCCTGAGACTTTTGTAAGGTACGGGCATTGCGCGCCGCGGTGTTTTCCTAGCTACAACTTTCAGATTTGTGTCCCATGTCCCACCTCTGGCGATCATTACGGACACCTCGCCAGCTCTGGCTATTCCAGTTTATTCCAGTGGGACATTCTGGTGGGACATGGCAAAAATGTCCCAGGCGAATGTCCCACCCCAGAAAATGTCCCAGGTGATGTCCCATGACCACGATGAACCAGAGTCAGTACGCACAACATTCAGGTGTGGATCGCAAAACAATTGGCCGGTGGATTAAAGCCGGGCGCTTCATTGTGATGGACGGAGACCTGATTGACGTAGAGGCCAGCGATGCGGCATTGAAGAAAAACCGCGATGGCAAAGACCCGCGCGCCTCGAACGCGAAGAAAAAGAAAACTCCCGTCGTTAGCGATAACGATGATGACGGTGATGAAATCAATAAAACTGTCCGCCAGATAATGCTCACTGAAGGGGCAGATCTTTCGAGAGAGGAAGCGGGACGTATCCGCGAGAATTACATGGCCCTGCAGGCAAAGCTGCAGTATGAAAAAGACAGCGGCCAGCTTATTGAGCTGACAGCAGCCGAGGAGGTTTTATTCAACGCCTTTCGCCAACAGCGTGATGCCTGGCTTAACTGGCCGTCCAGGGTGGCGCCGCTAATGGCTGCTGATCTGGATGTACCGGCGGACAGGATGACAGAGGTGCTGATTGAACATGTCCACAAACACATCTCAGTCCTCGGAGAGCCAGAGTTTAACCCGGCAGAAGATTGAGCGTCTTGAATTAAGCGTCCGCAAAGGCTGGACACCCCCGCCGCGTATCAGTGTGCCGCAGTGGGCAGATGACTATCGTAAGCTGGCAAAAGAGGCTGGGAGCACTTCGGGAAACTGGGAAACATCGACGGTAGAAATTGCCCGCGGACCGATGCTTGCCGCGACGGAGTCCGGGGTTCATATCATCACTGTAATGTGCTGTACCCAGTTGATGAAGACAGCACTGCTGGAAAACCTTTTTGGCTATTTTGCCCACCTCGATCCTTGTCCGATACTGCTGCTGCAGCCGAAAGAAGAAGCCGCTGAACAGTTTTCGAAAGAGCGTATTAGCCCGCTGGTAAGGGTGACGCCGGTACTGCGTAAAATCATCGGTGATTCGAAACAGAAAAGCTCGAAAGAAACCATTCTTTACAAGGCATTCACTGGCGGATTTCTGGCGCTGGCGGGTGCTGGTAGCCCTGATAACCTTGCGCGTCGTCCGATTCGTGTCCTGCTGGCGGATGAAGTGGACAAGTACCCGATAACCCGCGAAGGCGATCCAATTGCGCTGGCCGAAGAGCGTACAGCGACATTTGGCCTGACCTGGCTGTCTGTACGCGCCTGTTCGCCGACGGTGGAGGATGAGAGCCGCATTGCTGACAGCTACGCCGACTCCGATCAGCGCCGGGCATCTGTGGTTTGCCCGCACTGTGGCCACCGCCAGTTCCCCGACTTTTTCAAACACGTTCAGTGGCCGAAAGAGGGAGATAAACACCTGACTAAATCGGCGATGCTCTATTGCGAATGCTGTGGTAGTGGCTGGTCCGAAGGACAGCGCCTCAGAGCTCTGCACACTATTCGATGGCATCAGACGCGCCCATTTGAGTGCTGCGGGGAGCGGCACTCACCGCTGATGGATTATGACCTTGCCTGGCGGGCGGCAGACGAGGGCAGCGTTGAAAAGGTCTGGCAATGGTCAGAGTCGGAACGGCATGCGGTCTATCGCGCAATCTGCCCCTCCTGTGGAAAGGAGGCAGTCGATAACCACCACGCGGGGTACCAGGCATCCAAGCTTTTCAGCCCCTGGCAAAAAGATAAGCCGTCGGATATTGCGAAAAAATATATCGATGCGAAGGGCGATCCGGATAAGGAACAGGCGTGGTGGAATACCCAGATGGGGCTTCCGCACCGACCTAATCATGGGAAACAGCTCCCTGTTGATGTTCTGCTGGCGCGCCGGGAAATATTTCCGGCCGTCGTTCCGGACGGGGTGGCATTGTTAACAGCTGGAGTTGATACCCAGGACGATCGCTTCGAAATTACGATCACCGGCTGGGGGAGAGATGAAGAATCGTGGTCGGTCGCGCATGACGTTATTTATGGTGACCTTGAGACGGAAGAACCCTGGAAGCGACTGGATGCATACCTGAAACAGATCTGGCGACGTGGTGACGGGCGCGGCCTGAATATCATGGCAACGTGCATGGACTCCGGCGGCCACCATACGCAGAAGGTATACGAATTCGCCAAAGAGCGTCTTGGCCGTCGTGTCTGGGCAATTAAGGGGGAGTCTGCACAGGGAGGCAAACGCAATCCTGTCTGGCCGACCAAACGACCATCATCGAAAAGCAAAGCCAGTTTCCGCCCTGTCATTCTGGGGGTTAACTCAGCGAAAGACGTGATACGCGGTCGCCTGCATCTTGAGCCACCCAAACCTGGCGCCGCCGCTGCGGGTTATATGCATTTTCCTGACGATCGCGATCTCGGGTACTTCAATCAGCTGCTGGCGGAGCGACTGGTTTACAAAGTCATTTCCGGGCAGCGGTACAGTATCTGGGAAGCAATACCAGGACGAGCTAACGAAGCGCTTGACTGCCTCGTTTACAGCTATGCCGCGCTGTGCGGTCTCAAACATATGGGGTTAAAACTCAACGTCCGGGCCGCCAACCTCGAAGCCGATCCGGATAAGTTCCTGCCAGCGCCAGTTGGACAGGAAGAAAAAATCAATTACGAGCTGCCGGGTGCGGTTATTGAAGAACCAGCGCCGGTCAAACGTAAGCGAATATCGCAACTCCTGCCGAAATAAGGAAAATCATGTTCAACCGGAACACCAGCCTGCTTGCCGGCGCAATGACTGACGATCAGCTCAGGGATGCGCTTGCGAAAGCTCAGCAGGCGTACATTGATTTAGCAACCGGGAGCCACGGTGTTTCGTTTTCCTATACGCAGGGAGACGGGACGCGATCAGTGTCCTATCAGCAAAGCACCCTGGCTGATCTGCTGGCCCTGATTCAACTTCTGCAGGCGCAACTGGGGATTATCTCTCGTCCCCGGAAACCAGCGAGGTTTAGATTCTGATGAATAAAGTACAGATACTGGGCTCTGATGGGCAGCCGTTGCGACAGCAGCGTCCCTCTATGCTGGTGGGGGGGAGCCGCGTACCTTATGACGCAGCTGACTCTTTCAGCGATCAACTGGCGAACTGGCAACCCGCGCTGTGGTCCCCGGACAATGAAATTAACATTTACCGGGATCGCATCGTGTCCCGCGCACGCGATCTGGTCCGTAATGACGGCTGGGCAAACGGTGCGGTCACACGTCTGCTGGATAATGCGGTTGGTGCCAACTTCCGCCCCATCATGAAACCCGATTACCGTGTTCTCAGAATGATCACCGGAAACAAGGCGTTTGATGCGTCCTGGGCGGAAGAGTACGGAAAAGCACTGGACGGGCACTGGCGGACCTGGAGTAACGATCCTGGCCGGTATTGTGATGTTGAACGAAAACTCACCGTGTCGCAGATGTTGCGCCTGGGATTTCGTCACAAGCTTATTGACGGGGATGCTCTGGCCATTCTCCAGTACAGAACTGACAGGCTTGGTCCCGGAAGAGGGCGTTACGCCACCACGGTACAGATTGTCGATCCTGACCGCCTCAGTAATCCTCAGCAGAATTTCGATATGCCAAATGTCCGTGGTGGCGTTGAAATTGATGCGGACGGTGCGCCGGTTGCTTACCACATCAGGGAGGCCCATATCGGTGACTGGTGGAGCGGGGCTAAAACCATGACGTGGCAGCGTATCCCGCGTGAAACTGACTGGGGCCGCCCGCATGTGGTTCACGATTTTGATCATGAGCGTGGCGCGCAGCACCGCGGTAACGGCATCCTGACTCCGGTTATTCAGCGTCTGAAAATGCTGGTGAAGTATGACCAGAGTGAGCTTGAGGCAGCAATTCTTAATGCCATATTCGCCGCTTACATTGAGTCACCCTATGACCCTGCGATGGTTCAGTCTGCCCTGGGCGAGACCTATGACGAGTCGGAGTTAGGCACTTATCAGGACGGGCGTGTTGAGTTCCATAACGATCGGCGTCTGACACTTCAGAATGGTGCCCGAATGCCCATTCTTTATCCTGGTGAGAAAATCACGACGGTTAACGCGGCGCGGCCCTACAGCAATTTTGAAGTCTTCGAATCTGCTGTTCTCCGTAATTTTTCTTCAGGAACAGGGTTGTCCCCACAGCAGGTCACCCAGGACTGGTCTGACGTTAACTACAGTTCTGCACGCTCCTCGTTGCTGGAGGCATGGAAAACACTGACTCGCCGCCGGGACGATTTTTCTACCGGCTTCGCTCAGCCCATTCTCACCGCCTTTGTTGAAGAAGTTCACGACAATGAGGATTTACCCCTGCCCGCAGGCGCACCTGATTTTGTTGACGCCAGAGCCGCGTATTCTCGCGCGCGCTGGATGGGGCCAGGGCGCGGCTGGGTGGATCCGGTTGCAGAGAAAAAAGGCGCCATTCTTGGTCTGGATGCCGGACTTTCCACCCTCGAGATTGAGGTGGGTGAAAACGTCGGTGAAGACTGGGAAGAAGTGCTTGATCAGCGCCAGAGAGAAATTGAGTCATGTCTTAAACGCGGATTACCGCTTCCGAGCTGGGCACAGGCTGACCAGTTTGCGAGCCAGACCATTACCGATCCGGAGGAAAAGTGAATCTACCCCATCTGGCCCAGCGATTATTTAACACCCCGCTGGCGCTGCACCCGAGTAAAGCCGAAGTCATCATGGCATCCGTAATGGACCGATTTGGTATCAGTAAAATCGAATCTTCTCTTGCCATGGAGGATGACTGGTACGGATATGACGATAACCGGGGACGTGAATCCCGTAGTGATCCGGGTTATGACAATGTGCTGGGTGTCGCCGTCATCCCGATATGCGGAACGCTGGTGCAAAAACTGGGCAGTCTGCGTCCGTACAGTGGAATGACAGGGTATGACGGCATTCGTCAGGCGTTTCTTACTGCGATGGAAGATCCCGACATTTCGGGCATTTGCCTGGATATCGACTCACCCGGCGGCGAGGTCGCTGGATGCTTCGATCTGGTTGATGTCATTTACGGCTCCCGGGGGAAAAGCCTATCCATGCCATTCTGACGGAAAGCGCTTATTCCGCTGCGTATGCCATTGCCAGTGCAGCGGACCGGATTTCTGTTCCGCGCACCGGCGGAGTGGGTTCTGTGGGTGTGATCACCATGCACCTTGACTGGACGCAGCGGATTAAAGATGACGGTCTTAAAGTTACGATCATCACCTATGGATCCCGCAAGGCTGAAGGTTCGCCGCTGAGAGAGTTGTCAGATGAAGCGCTGGCCGCCATCCAGCAGGACATTAACACCATGGGCGAATTGTTTGTGAACACTGTTGCCAGAAACCGGGGGATTAGCGCAAAGGTTATAAAAAGTACCCAGGCCGCCTGTTTTATGGCTGCTGATGGCGTTGAAATTGGACTGGCTGATGAGGTGTGTCCTCCTGACGCTGCGTTCAAAAACTTACTTGAAAAAACAGGAGCCTGAAATGGCAAAGAAAAAGACGTTTAGTTTTGCTCACCTCATTGGTCTTGGCCCTTCCGCTTCTGAGGAAGAAGAGGATAAAAAAGCCAAAAAAGCGAAAGCCCGTCGCGCGGAAGAGGATGAGCGCGAAGATGATGCCGATGATGATGAGCGCGACGACGACGCGGAAGAAGACGAACGCGACGATGATGCTGAAGATGACTGCGATGATCCGGATGCGTCAGAAGATGATGATTCTGAAGATGACTGCGACGACGATCGCAAAGAGAGTAAGGCGGTAAAAAATGCACGCGCTGCTGAGCGTAAACGCTGCGCCCGTATTTTCGGCAGTAAGCATGCAGCCGCGAATCCTTCCCTGGCCGCGTCACTGGCGTTCAATACCGGGATGAGTTCTGCAGCAGCAATTAACGTCCTGGCCTCTTCGGCTCCGGCAGCAGCATCAGCGCAGCCACCCCGCAAACGCTCTCTCGATCAGCGTATGCAGGAAAGCCACCAGGTTCGGCTTAACCCGGATAGTGGACGGAAAGAGACCGGAAAGTCTGCGCTGGTAAGTAAAATGACCGGCCTCTACAACTCCACAAGAGGAGAGAAATAATGGATCAGTTTGGTCAGAATGCGTTTGCGCCTGGCATGAAGAGCGCGCTGTTTATTCCGGATCAGCTTGTCGCTGGCACGCTCCAGCTGGTGACTGACACCGGGATCATTACGGGCGGTGCCTTTAAGCGTGGTACGGTCCTGGGCCTGGTGGCTGCCAGCGGGAAATACACGCAATGTGTGAAAACGGCTGAAGATGGCAGTCAGGTACCCGTTGCTATTCTGGTTGATGATGTTGATGCATCGTCTTCCGATCAGAACGGCGGCCTGTATCTGATGGGGGAATTCAACCAGCACCGTATTATTTTTGATAACTCCTGGACGACAGCTGACCTGAAAAAAGCGCTCCGACCGCTGGCTATCTTCCTGAAAGACAGTGACCAGGCACCTGTAACCACCTCCTGATTTCCCCCACGGCTCTCCTGACGAATGCTTTAACCGGCAGGGGCTGGCTCGTTTAAAATTTTTGCCAGCTACGGCTGGCACTATCAAGAGACTGAATATGGAAAATATTTTTGATACCAGCGTGCTGGTGCAGGTTGTTCCTAATCTGAAAACCAGCCAGAACTGGCTGCTCGATCGCTTCTTCCCGAATGTCGTGACTTACGAGACTGAAGAAGTGGCGATTGATGTTGATGTCGGCCTGCGTCGTATGGCGCCGTTCGTCTCCCCGCTGGTGGAAGGTAAGCTGGTCGAATCCCGTAAATACCAGACCAATACCTTTAAACCGGCATACATCAAAGATAAGCGCGCGCCGGACCTGCGCAAACCTATCCGTCGCCAGATTGGTGAGCGTATTGGCGGGGAATATACCGCTGCCGAGCGCGAAATGCTGAACCTTCAGTTTGAAATGGCTGACCAGATTGACATGATCAACCGTCGTCTGGAATGGATGGCGGCCAGTGCGCTGGTGTCCGGGACCGTAACCGTCGCCGGGGAGGGCTATGAAACTAAGGTGGTGGATTTCGGTCGTGCTTCGGATCTGACCATCACTCTTAGCGGCTCGGATAAATGGCCACTGACCGTTGCAGCTGGCGCTACCAATACCCAGCCATCAGATGACATTGAAATCTGGCAGACTACTTTCCTGAAAGAGTCCGGCTCTGTCGCCACGGATCTGGTCTTTACGAATAAGTCATGGCGTGCATTCCGACTGGATACCACCATCAAGGATAACGCCATTACATTCCCGGCGCTGAGCCCGTTTGGTAACCAAATTAACGCCGGCCCACAGGCGATGAAGGGCGCAATTTATAAAGGGCGCTGGGGTAACTTTGACCTCTGGTTATATAACGACTGGTTTATTGACCCGCTGGACAACGTCGAGAAGCCTATGATCCCCGATGGCGCTGTCATTATGAGTGGGGCCGATCTGATGGGGACCCGCGCATTTGGCGTTATCCTGGACCCGGCTTTCAACTACGGTCCGCTGGCCTATGCGCCAAAATCCTGGGTGAAAGAAGATCCAGCCCAGCGTCTTATCCTGATGCAATCCTCCCCGCTGGTTATTCCGAGCCGGGTAAATGCATCCCTCTGCGCAACGGTGGTCTGATATGGCAAAACAACCTAATACCGGGCTGGCTGATGATCTGAATGCAGAAGGATCTGCCAAAGACGGCCTGAGCGTTGACGACCTGAATGCTGGCGATAACACCCAGGAAAAACAGCCTTTGAGCAAAACAGATGATGCCGAATTGTCTGTTGATGACGATGGTGGTGACGAAAAATCCGGAGACACTGAATCGCAGGAGTATGTGGTGTTGAAAGGGAATTGCATTCGTCATGACGGGGAGATGTACCGCGAAAATATGCGCATCCCTGTAACCGGCAAAGATGCTGAGCGTCTTCTGCAGTCCGGCGTTATTGCTGATGTTGATGTGCTTCGTAAGCGAGTTCTTGCTTCTCAGCCATCAGTTTCAGTTACGACAGGGTAATGACATGGGCGTGGACTGGGATTCTCATCTTCTGAGTCCGCTGCATGATGTCTTTGGCGATGAGCACGAGTACCGTCCACGTAACGGTACTCCTTTTACAATTAACGGGATTTTTGACCGTGGTTATGCGCAGGTTGCTGAAAACCTTGATGGCGATTCAGAAATTAACACCTCCAGCCCGATGTTGGGTGTGCGCGATGCTGAATTTCGCAAGCTGGGTAAATCGCAACCTGCTGTATCTGACCGGGTATTTATAAAGACGGTCGGTGGTCACATCATCAATCAGTTATTTGTTGTGTCAAACGTCGAACCCGACAGTCATGGCGGATCTCGTCTTGTCCTCAATGTGGTAAAACCGCGATGAATTCAGCAGCGATTCGGCAAATGGTTGTCACTGCACTAACCGGGACAACCAGCGCGGGCGACCGCGTATTCTCTCCACGCGACTGGTCAACTTCACCAGATATGTATCCTGTGTTGTTGGTTCAGACGCCTTTTGAACAGAAAAAATCACAGGGGCGTAATACCCCTGCTTTTACCACCCTCACCACTGTCAGGATCACTGGGCGCGTTCAGGAGTATGACGGCGATACAGTGGATGATGGAGCCATGCGGGCAGAGCTGGCGCTTGAAAGCCTTCGCGAGCAGGTGGAGCGCGCGGTGATCAACAGCTACGAACTGACGCGGAATATTCAGAAATACGCGGAAGTTCGTTCAACCATCAATGTTGATTCAGAAGGAGAGGCCCATATGGGGCAGCTTCTTTTCGAGATCGACATAGAGCATTACCAGGGGCCGGAAGATTTTTATCCTGTCCAGTCGGTTCCCCTTGAGGGCATGGATATTGCGGTCGACATGCCAGACGGCACAGTTAAACCGGGTATCAGCCTCAATCTTCAGGAGTAATCCATGTTTGTTAAGCCGAACAACGGGCTCAGCGTTCGCTGCCCCGTCAAGGGCATCCCATTGCCTAAAGAGGGTGCTGAAGTACCTGACAATATTTTCTGGCGTCGCCGTCTGAGCGATGGGGACGTGATCCTCTCTAAAAAGGATGAGGGCGCGCCAGAGAAACAATCATTACCTAAAAAAGCGGGAGAAAATGAATGACCGTACCTTTCGCTCGTGTTCCCGATAACCTGCGGGTAGGGCTTTTCTTCGTTGAGTTTGATAACTCAATGGCGAATAACGCCACTGCCACGCAGCGCACCCTGCTTATCGGTGGGATGCTCAGTACCGGCTCAACCCTCCCTGGTATTCCGCAGCGAGTTTCCTCTTCGGATACCGTCGGTGAGCTGACAGGAAAAGGGGGAATTCTGCAGGCCATGATGGCGGCGTATCAGAAAAATGATACCGCAGCCGAAGTCTGGATCCTGCCGCTGGAGGAAGACTCCGATTCCATGGTGGCTGCAACCGGCACCATTAAAGTGAGCAGCGCACCGACGGCAACCGGAGTGATCTCCCTTTATATTGCTGGTGAGCGCATTCAGTTGACCGTTGTAGCAACAGATACGGTGGCAGCGATCGCCACCTCTCTGGCCGCGGCGATTAACGCAAAAACCACGCTACCTGTAACCGCCAGTGCGACTACGGATACCGTAACCCTGACCGCGAAGAATCTTGGTGCTACGGGTAATGGGATCGACATTCGCCTGAACTTCCTCGGCTTACCTGGAGGCGAGTCCACACCTGCAGGCCTGGAACTGACGATTACTGCTATGTCTAACGGAGTCGGGGCTCCGGATATTACCGGCGCGCTGGCAAACCTGCAGGATCGGACATTCGATTTCATCATCAACCCTTACGACGATACAACCTCGTTGAATGTGATGAAGGAGTTCCTGTCAGACACTGGCGGTCGCTGGGCATGGGACAAGCAGCTTTATGGCCATTCCTTTGGTACCACCACCGGGACTTACGCCCAGCTCGGTACCAAAGGTGAGCTGCGCAATAACCAGCATGAGACCCTGCTGGGCGTAAATAAATCGCCGTCCCCTTCCTGGGCATGGTCTGCAGCTTACACCGGCGCAGCTGCGGTGAGTCTGCGTAATGACCCCGGCCGCCCGCTACAGTCGCTCGCTGTTCAGGGGGTGCTTGCGCCAGAACTGCAGGATCGCTTTGAGCTGACCGAGCGTAACAATCTGCTGTACAGCGGCATTTCGACATTTACGGTCGATGACGATGGCACGGTGCGCATTGAAAACCTGATCACCACCTACCAGAAAAACAGCTACGGCGATGCAGATGACAGTTATCTGGAAGTGGAGACGCTGTTCAGCCTGATGTTTGTGACCCGCTACCTGCGAACAGCGGTGACCAGCAAGTTTGGCCGCATGAAGCTTGCTGCGGACGGGACCCGATTTGCACCTGGCGCGGCGATCGTCACGCCAAACATCATCAAGGCCGATCAGATTGCCGAGTACCAGACTCTGGTATGGAACGGTTATGCACAGGATGCGGAGGCATTCGCAAAAAACATCATCGTCGAGCAGAACGCCAAAAATCCGAACCGCGTCGATGTGCTGTGGCCGGGAACCCTCATGAACCAGTTGCGCATTTTCGCGCTGCTCAATCAGTTCCGCACGCGGGCTGAATCAACAGGAGCTTAAACGATGGCAGGTGATACTACTAACCGCCTGGCGGGAACCGCCTATGTCACTGTTAACGGTGTGACGGTAATGGTGGAGGGCTCGTTTAAATACCAGGCTGCCACCGTAAACCGTACCACCCTGACAGGGATGGATGGTGTGCACGGATATAAGGAAAAACCTGTGGCGCCATACATTTCTGCCCGACTGCGTGACAGTGGCGGAACGAATGTGCAGGGCTTTAACCAGCAGACGAACGTCAACGTGATCGCCGAGCTGGCTAACGGGAAAACTATCATTGGCCGTGCACTCTGGACGGTCAACGTCCAGGAAGTGGAAAGCGAAGATGCAGTATTTGATGTTCGCTGGGAAGGCCGCGACGTAACGGAGAACTAAGATGGCTGAGATTGAACGCGTCAAAATTATTCCCTTAACCGTAGCGCTGGATGATGCCGCGGAGAAGACCACCTATACGCAACTGGAGCTGAAAGCGCCCACGCTAAGCCAGGCTGAGCAGTTTTATGAGAAACAGGCTGCGTCAACGTCGCTCGCGGCGATGCGCCTGCTTATTGCGCTGGTTTCCGGTACGCGTGAAAGTGTGCTTCAGCCGATGGACTTTCTCGACTTCCGTAAGTGTGAGGAGTATCTGCTCAGTTTTTTGACCTGGAAGCCCTGACAACCTGGCAGGAAATGGCCGCTGACGTCACCTTCTATTTCCGCTGGTCTGAGGACAGGGCGTGGGGAATGACCCGCGCCCGGCTGAAATGGTGGGTGGCGCAGGCATCCCGGATAAACAAGATTAGGAAACCTGACGACGATGAGTAATTCTTTTGATTTTGAGCTGGTGGCCAGCGACCAGGTTAGCGAGGCTATAGACCGCATTAACGAGGCTGTCCGTGACCTGGAGCCGAAGCTAGATAAAACTAAAGAAGGGCTCAAGTTAGGCGGTCAGGAAACAGCTGACGGACTGAATGGTTTTATTTCTCGCCTCGAGAATATGTCGAAGAGCGCGCGGGATAACGTGCAGTTTATTGGCGATATGGTTCCCCCACTGAAAATGGTGGGGGAGCTCACGGGTAAGATGGGGGCGCTGGGGTTAGCCGGTGCAGCCGGCTACGGACTGAAACAGGTCGCTTATGGTTTTCGGGAGGCATCCCGTCAGGCTTATAATCTTGATGTATCGGCAAAAAATGCGGGAATGCGCGTTGACGATTTTACCCGACTTTCCGGGGCAATGCGTATTCTTGGAGCAGACAGCGAGAGCGCTAACGCATCAATAGAAGGTATTTTCAAAGCATTCAATGAGGCAGCCAGCGGTAAGAATGAGGGGGTTATGGCCGCGATGGCGCAAATTGGTGCGCAAATCCAAAAAAATAGCGATGGTTCAGTAAATACCCTTAAAACACTGGAGTCTATCGCAAAAATTTTTCCAACCTTGCGACCTGAACAGCAGAAGTCCGCCGCTGATGCACTTGGGCTGACGCCCGAAATGCTGGCGCTAATGCGTGACGGTGAGCGCATGAAAAAGCTGCTGGCGAAATCGGATGAATTTGGTCTGACTGTGGATCCGGCACTGAATCAGCAATTGAGTGAAGTGAACGGCACGATGAATGAGCTCAGCGCATCCTGGGATGGTCTGTGGCAACGTTCAAAAAACAAGGCACTTAAGACCGTTCTCTCGGATGGTTCAGTCAAAGACGGCCTCGAAGGTGTTACCGATCTGTTCACTAATGGTGATTTTACTGGGCTGTCTCATGCTCTCGGTTTTATCAACAGCAATGATGCTGCGAAGCTACGACGAATTCAGAATGATAAGGAGCTTTATAACAGTTTGCCCCGTAGCGAACGTGGACAGGTTGACGCGGGCTTTATGACTGATGCTGTAAGAAAGCGCTACGATGCAAATTACCGCGCGACCGATTCTGCGATTCAGTTGCAAGCTGACATAGCTGCTATCAACCGCCCTCAGCCTGGTACAAATAGGGGTAATATCCCCTATAATCAGGCCAAAAATGATGCTATCGGGTTCAGGAATCACAATCCCGGCAATCTGCGGAGTGCATCAAATTCAACGGGCACCAATGGTGGCTTCGCTACCTTTGCCAATGATGATGATGGCCTTTCTGCTATGGCACGGCAGTTAATGTTATATGGCGATCGAGGCAACAATACGCTTGAAAGCGTCATACACACCTACGCACCCCGCAGCGAGAATGATACCCGGGCATATATCGATTCCGTATCTGGCAGCACTGGCTATGCTGCGCAGGAACGTGTCAATCTACATGATACGGAAACATTAAAATCGGTAATGGCCGCCATGATCAAGCATGAAAACGGTGCGCAGCCATACAGCGATGAAGAGTTGGGAAATGCAATTCAAACAGCAATTTCTGATGATCGTTGGTCTGGTAGACGAAATCCTGATGCACTCGCTCAGCAGCGGTATGACATTCTCTCAGGTTTGCAGAGTGCTAATCGTGAAACCAGCATTCTTAGCGCTCCACAAGGGAAAAGTGATGAAAATGCAGTGAGTGAGAATCTGGCTCGCTCGATTAAAGAAGCTATGTCTGATCAGTCACTAAAACTCGAAATCACTATGGTAAATGAGAAAGGCGATCGCAAAACCTATAATGTCGAAAACAACGGAAGGATTACTACTCCCATGAACTATTGATATGTTTTCAAAGTTTCAGTTGCTGTATTATCTATAAAAGTCATTTTTATAGGTGAGAAACTATGCGTATAACAAACATGTTACTAGTTCTTGGTTTCATCCCATACTTGGCAGTAGCAAGCAGAGGCGATACTATCTGTCAGACTTGGTTGAAAGAAGGGGCAGGTAACCAAATTACAACCCCTGCGATATCCGGAGATATACAAGACAAACCTGCTGACCTTGCTATTTGCTATCAAGGTAAGGATTATAGCCAGGATGTAGCTAAATCAACCCTCTTCAAAAATTTACCAGGTAATGGATTAAGAGTTATATCGTCGTCGAATGTTGAAGATTTTAGGGAGATGTATGTCTCTCTATATAACAGTATAACTAGTGAGTCTGTTATAACTCGTGTGGCTATTAATAATTATAATTCATTAGTCTCATATCCTGGTGGTCTTGTAAGTCGTCAGCAGATAAAAGGAAGTGATCCGGACGGGTATTTTATTTTTATCCCATCATATGTAAAGGATGCCATCTATTTTAACTTTATCGAACCGTCAAATGTGCGAGTTTATAAATTTCACCATATCCCCGGCTATGTTAATAGTGCCGCTGATATATCAAAAGTATCTGATTCATACGGTGAGTGGGTAAAGAAAAATGGAGACGTAATTGTTTCCAAGGATGAAATAATCGAAGGGAAAGGGCGAGTGGGGTATGGAACAATTATTACTCCGGATGGTAAAGAAAAATGTAAGTTCGATTCTGGAATAAAAGCTTGGGTTCTTACGGCGCTTGCTTCTTGTGAATAATGTGAAAAATAATGTTGATAACAAAGACCGCCTTCGAGGCGGTTTTTTGTTTTGGAGATATGATGCCGTCAATTATTCAGGATGCAATAACTTCTCTCTTGGGGGGAGATGCCAGCGATGACTGGCAGGGGCAGTTACGGCCCAGCTCGTTCAGAGGCGTGCCATTTGCAATTGTTGCTGAGGAAGGGAGCCACGGTCGACGTCAGGCGGTACATGAATATCCCTACCGTGATACAGCCTGGATAGAGGATATCGGGAGGGCAACACGGCGATTTGTTATTCGCGGTTTCTTGATCCAGAACAGCCAGGTTTACGGCGGCGGCGATGCTATCACACAGCGCCAGTCACTGATTGAAGCCTGTGAACAAAAAGGTAGCGGTACGCTTGTCCATCCGACACTCGGCGAATTAACGGTTTCCATCCCTGAGAATGGTTTGCGTATTTCCGGGTCGATGGAGAACGGGCGAGTATTTGAATTTACTCTGATGGCAATTGAATCAGGGCTTAAAGTGTTTGCTGTCACGGGCAGTACCGTTGCAGGCGCCACGGTGAAAACCAACTATCTGAAACTGGTAAGCACGGCTGTGCTGAGTACGATTGCCAGGGTTAAAAGTGAAATCCGCGGTGTCACACAGGCTATAAACACCATCAGAGGCACGGTCACGTTCTGGACCAACATGGTTGACAGTACTATCAGCCAGGTAACGAATCTCAGTAATGTCCTGAACTCCACGTTCGGGAATACCCGGTACGGACGTTACAGTAAAGGCTCTGTGGGCGGTAGTTCCTCTGCTGTTGCTGGCAAATCGTCAGTTGCTGATGTGGATGATCAGAGAGCACTGGCTGACAAGGTAACAGCCCAGTCGGTAATGGACCGGAAAAATGTTACCAACATGTCGAGCCAGCTTAGCCGCTCCAACACGCCTGATGAGTTTGTCCAGGGCGTCGCCGACGTGGTAAACGCAATTCTTAACAGCGCCGGCAGCGTTAATGACCGAATCACTGCGCTGGAAAAACTGGCTAATTCAATCAGCACGGAGTACCAGCAGTCCGACAGCAGCAAAGCGATTTCGGCGACCATGAACACGCTGATTGTTGTGCTGTGTACTGGTGCCATGACCAGTGCCGCTGCGGACTCCAGACCTGCCAGTACAGACGAGGCAGAAGAGTTAACTCAACGAGTTTCTGTGCAACTGGATACGGCGCTGGTTCTGGCTGGAGACCGCGCTGACGATGATATGTATAACGCGCTTCTCGCCGTCAGATCGGCATTCCTTTCCACGATGAGTGAGCGTGCTTCTGGTCTGAGCGAGCTTATTCAGGTTACTACCGCTCAGCCGCTTCCGGCGCTGACGCTGGCAAACCGATTATACCAGGATGCCACCCGTGCAGATGAACTGGTACAGGAAGCGCGCGTACCCCATCCGGCGTTTATGCCGACAACCATGAAGGTACTGAGGCAATGAATGCAGACAGCGATCTGGATGTTGTTTCTCTGACGGTCGACGGCAAAATCATTGAGGGCTGGGATTCTGTCCGGGTAACGCGGGGGATTGAGCGTTTTCCCTCTGATTTCGATCTTGGGCTGATGGATTACTTCCCTGGCAACGAAGATCGTCAGCTCGTTGAAGAGGGCATGTCCTGTGAAGTTCGTATCGGAGATGATCTGACGCTGACGGGATATGTGGATGACTGGGAGCCCGCACTATCGCGTTCCCGCCATGAGGTCCGCGCCACGGGCAGGAGCAAATGTCAGGACCTGGTGGATTGCTCAGCCGAGTGGCCTAACAACGTCATTAATGCCAGTAATGCGCTTGAAATTGCTTCTCGCCTGGCATCCTACTACGGCATCACCGTAACCACGGATGTTGATGAACTTGTGAAGGTTCCCCAGTTCACTCTGAACTGGGGTGAGTCTCCGCAAGAAGTCATCGATCGGGTGGCCAGATGGTCTGCTCTGCTTTACTACGATCAGCCCGATGGAAACCTGTTACTGACCCGGGTGGGAACACGCCGTGCAGCGAGCGGAATAGCCGAAGGGGTAAATGTCGAACAGGCGTACTACCGCAAATCGATGGCCGACAGGTTTTCAGACTATGTCGGTGTATCAATGAGCGTTTCTCCAATTGCAGGGTATTCGCCTGATACGGCCTATGACGCTGTGACTCTGGCAACGGCGAGAGATCCGGAGGCCGCCCGCATGCGGTACCGAAAACATATATCGATTGTGGAAAGTACCCTGATGGCTACTCAACAGGCACAAAGTGCGATCGACTGGGAAATGAACCGGCGGTACGGGCGTTCAAAACAGCTCTCGGTAACCATCGATTCCTGGAGGGATAAAGACGGGAAACTGTGGGAACCAAACACATTGATCCCCGTTGATCTTCCCACCTTACGGTTGCCGAAGACTGAATTGCTACTGGCAGAAGTCACCTATATGCGCGATGACTACGGCACCCATGCACGCATGACGCTGATGCCGCCTGAAGCATTCGCCGTTCAGCCATATGCCTTCTACCAGAACCTGGCGGGATTCAATACATGAAGCAACTATTTAAACATGCAGCGACTAGGATCGCCGGCATGCTGGGGATTGGCCGGATCACGGCTATGAAAGATGGTGGGGTGGTGCAGTCAATCCAGTACCAGACTCCGCTGGAGGTGGCCAGCGCACCGCGGATGGCTGAATTTGGTTTTTCATCCGGCCTGCCGTCAGGGACTGACGTGGTTCTGGCTTTTATTGGCGGTGATCGTTCCAGCGCGGTGGTAATTGCGTCCAACCATCAGGGGTTTCGTCATACAGGCCTGAAAGCGGGCGAAACGGTCATGTATAACCAGTGGGGTCTTAATATTCTCCTGACGGAGAAGGGGATCTTCCTGGATGCAAAGGGCCAGAATGTTGAGGTCAATAACGCCACTAACGTGACCATCAATGCCAGCCAGGGGATTCTTGCAAATACCCCGATCCTGAGGTGCACGGGTGACATTGTTGATAACTGTGAAACCAATACCCGAACACTGAAAGAGCTGCGGGATGCACATAATGACCATGATCATGTGGTTAAAAATGCCCAGAGTGGCAATGACAATATCCGCAGCCAAAAAACAGAGGATCAGGTGACATGAGTGACATCGCTTCATTCTGGAATGTGGATGAGATGTTTGCTGACTGGCAGAAAGGGCTGGGCGAACTCACCACGGGGAACGATTTACAGACTGCAATACTGGACAGCCTGTTTACTGACAGGCTGGCGCGCGCTGACGATGATTATGAGGATAGCGATCGCCGCGGCTGGTGGGGGGATTCCGGGGAGGAATCCCAACTGGGATCCCGGCTGTGGCTGCTACGGCGGAAAAAACTGACCCCGGATGTAGCAAAAAAAGCGGAGGAATACTCGAGTGAAGCGCTCAACTGGTTAAAGGTTGATGGCGTTGTCAGCGAGGTTATTCCTGTTGCCAGGATCGTCCTGCCTGACCGGCTCAATCTCATTATCCGCTATCAGGCACCGGGGAAGGACTGGCAGGAATTCAGGTTTTACTGGATATGGGAGCAACGTTAATATGCCGTTTAAACGACCGACGCTGAGCGAACTCCGCGACGGAAACCGGAAATTTATGCAGGCGGAGCTTGAGGATGTTGGTGCGCTCCTGCGGTTCGCGAACCTGAAGGTACTGGCTGACATGGATGCGGGGATGGGGCATTTGCATTACGCCTACCTTGACTATATTGCCCTGCAGACAAACCCGTTTACCTCTACCGATGAGTATCTCGCCGGGTGGATGGCCCTTAAGCAGGTATTCAGAAAACCAGCAGCAGCGGCGAAGTCGCCTGCGGTACAGGCTAGTGGCAGTGCTGACAGTATTATCCCTGTTGGCTCGATCATTAACCGCGGGGACGGATACCAGTATCGGACGGATGCAGATCTTAAAATTCAGGCAGATGGATTTGGTATCGTCGCGGTGACGGCCATCCTGCCGGATATTACCAGTGATGTAACGGGTGGAGGCGCGCGCGGTAACGCTGATGCCGGGACCATAATGACCCTGGACGCGAATATTGCTGGCGTGGATCCACAGGTAACGTTACTGTCCGCGGCGACCGGCGGAGCCGATATTGAAACGGAAGAGGACTTTCGCAGTCGTGGCTTGCTGGCATGGCAGAATCCGCCTCAGGGTGGAAGCGACGCCGATTATAAAAAATGGGCGCTTGAGGTTTCGGGCGTCACCCGCGCGTGGGTAAAGCGGCGTCTGAACGGGGCCGGGACCGTTGGCGTGTATATCATGTGTGATCGGAATGACAATGGTGGGTTTCCGGTCGGTACCGATGGAATATCCCAACTTGAGGACTGGGGGGGCTGTTAAAGCCACCGGAGACCAGCTCGCTGTCGCCGACCACATCTATCCGCAGCAGACAGACACTGCCATTGTTTTCGTATGTTCCCCGATCAAGAAAGTCATCAATATTGAAATCTCTGGTATCAAAAATGCCGACAGCACCACAGTTCAGGGTATAAAAGACGCGCTGACGGCGCTGTTTTTTGATGAGGCTAACCCTGATGGTTCCGGGAAAGTTTACCTCTCTGATATTAACGGGAGTATCGGCGGTGTTAGTGGCACGACGGGCTATATCCTTAACTCTCCGATGGCCAATATCACCTTTGCTGTTGGCGAAATTCCGGTGCTTGGCGGGGTGAATTTTGTATGAGCCTCTTTTCAAAAAATGATTATGCCGGTGCGCTTGGTGCGCTGCTACCGACGGGCAGGGCATGGCCCCGGTCGCAAAGAACGGTACAGGCTGCGGTATTACGGGCACTGGGTAGCTCGTTTCAGCGTTCTGACAGCGATGCGCAAAGCCTGATTACTGGCGCTTTTCCGCCTACAGCGACGGTAATGTTGCCAGAATGGGAAAGCTCTCTGGGGCTGCCAGATGATTGCGCGATTGGTGAGTCCGGTGGCGTCAGCGATCGCCAGCGCGCCGTGGTAGCAAAGTTAATCAGCACCGGCGGTCTGAACCGCGATTACTACATCCGGGTGGCCGCAGCTCTTGGTTATACCATCACTATCACACAGTTCCGCCCCGCTATGAGTGGCATGTCAGTATGCGGTGATGCGCTTAACGGTGACGAGTGGCCATTTACCTGGCGGATAAATGCGCCACAAACAACAATCAAGTATTCGCTTGCTGGCGCGTCCTACTGCGGCGATCCGCTCGCATCGTGGGGCAATAAACAACTGGAGTGTTCAATCAACAAAATTGCCCCATCCCATCTGAACATCATTTTCAATTATTCATAACTGATATTTCCCCCTCTGATTTTATCGCTTAACACTAAGTGAGGATTAACTATGCTCCGAATCGGGCAAGTCGAAGCCACTGCAACGCAGGATGGCAAATATACTGATGGAAGTGTTGCTGGTGGTATTGCCGCAACGAGGCTGCGGGCAGCAGCGTTTAACGCCATGCAGGAAGAGTTAGCGCATATCGTAGAGTCAGCAGGTTTGACGCTCGACATTAACGATATGACTCAGGTTTTAAAGGCCATTCAAAAACTGACACTGAGCCGTACAAACCCATTTGCCGATATCAAATCAGATGGTGCAGCGGCGATCTCTACGGCTCTCACAAACCTTGGTTTGGGAGATAGCGATGGATTTGTAGGGCGTCTGCTTGCACCGCCGATGCGATTGACGGCATCGGGGGTATACACCCCCTCGCCTGAAGCCAAATATGCTCTTGTTGAATTGCAGGCTGCCGGAGGTAATGGCGGGAACGCCCCAGCGACGGGAAGCGGCGTTGTAGGTGTTGCCGTTGGAGGGTCAGCAGGTGGTTACGCCAAATTCCTTGTAAAGATTAGCGATATCACTAACTTCAATTACACCGTCGGGGTTCACGCATCGACATCAAATTCTGCCACTGTTGGGGGAAGCACGTCATTTTGCGGTGTAACTTGCGCAGGCGGAACAGGCTCAGCCCTTGCAGGGACTTCATCTGGCTCATCGCCGGTGCAATCACGTGCTTTCCTGGGCGGTAATGTCACAAATGCCGGAACAACGCCATTGACTTTAATCGAATCCATTCAGGGGGATACGAGCGGTAACGCCCTGTACACGAGCCCTGGAAACTCAGTATCGGGCAATGGCGCATCCAGCAGGTTTGCACCGGGCCCCATTGGTATAGGTGGAAGCAGTGGAAGTGGCATTAATGCTAAAGATGGGGCGGGAGGTAGTGGCGCAAACAGTACCAATAACCCTGGCGGAGGTTTTACGGGTGGATTAGGTGGTGATGGGCTTATTATTCTATGGGAGCTTGCATAATGATAAAGCGGTATGCACTGGTAAAAGATGGTGTTGTTGAAAACCTCGTGTCCTGGAATGGTGAAGGGGAACTCTTCTCTGAATTTGTTACCGTCGAGCTGAATGATGATTCCGTTGCGAGCGTTGGCTGGTCATACGACGGAAAAGAATTTATGCCACCGCCTGAACCAGAAAAAACACACGCGGAGCTGGTCATTGAAGCTAAAGCAGAAAAACAATCCCGCCTTGATTATGCCGCAAGCAAAATCGTCGTCTGGCAGACGAAGTTGCTCATGGGCCGCAAATTGACCACTGACGAAACGGCATCACTTAATGCCTGGATGGACTATATTGACGCGGTCACTGTGATAGATACAGAAACCGCGCCAGATGCTATTAACTGGCCACCACTCCCGGAGGTGTAGGCCATACAATATCGGGGGCTTTTGAAGTATCAACGCGCATCAACAGCACCCGATATTTCTTCCATTCTGCCAGAGAAGCGGTTTCATCCTCCGTTGCTATCCCAGCATCAACGGCATCTTGCCGCCACGCAATTTCCTCATCCGCAGCTGTGCGCAGCTGAGATTTATTTTGCTCCGCCTGGACTATAAGCTGTTCTTTTGTCAGCTTAGGGGCCGGACGGTCAACCCAGCACAGAGCGCCGTTCTGGTAATCCAGCATTTTACCAGTTGGCTCATTGCTACCATTAAACGTAGCGGCATCCTCGTCACTTACTTCGACCCCATCAGCGGGCCAGGTCCCTGCGCGCTTATAATCGTCATAAAAAGTGGCGTTATATATTACGTGTTCGGATGGTGAGTAAACTGATTTCATAGTTAACGTCCTATCGCTATATAGCCGACTGTCACATTGATCCCGTTGCCATTCTGGTCGACTACGTTCATGTTCGCAGCTGTTCGATCAGATGTGTTAGTTGCAATAAACGCACGAACTCCCAGAGTGCTGTATACGACGCCTACCAACGCCTGACAAATATTCGGAAACGGTGTCGGGTAGGATTGCGTGAATCCACCGCTGATGGTTTGCCCTGATCCAATCTGGACAAAATGACCTGTAGGAAGCCTGAATGAGTTAGTGTTTCCTGTATTGAAATTCGACATATCAGGAATCTGGCCGGATCCGGTGCCAACGTTCTTTGTTGCCGCTGTTCCTAAACCAACGTTTTTGAGAATGACCATTCTGCTCACCAGTGGCATGCTTTCTGCTTTTTTCAGGGGGTAAAAGTATGCTTATTGGTTACGTGAGAGTGTCAACAAATGACCAGAACACCGCATTACAGAGAAATGCGCTCGATAGCGCAGGATGTGAACTGATTTTTGAAGATAAAATAAGCGGCAAGACATCCGAGAGGCCGGGTCTCAAAAAGGTACTCCGTATCTTGTCGGAGGGAGACACGCTGGTGGTCTGGAAACTCGATCGGCTCGGTAGAAGCATGCGGCATCTTGTCGTTCTGGTGGAGGAGCTGCGAGAGCGGGGCATTAATTTTCGAAGCCTGACCGACAGCATAGACACATCTACGCCGATGGGCCGATTCTTCTTTCATGTTATGGGGGCTTTGGCAGAAATGGAAAGAGAGCTCATTGTTGAACGCACCCGGGCGGGCGGGATTAGCAGCTGCGCGAGCAAAAGGGCGGATCGGCGGTCGCAGACCTAAATTAACGGATGAGCAATGGGCGCAGGCCGGGAGATTGATCGCAGCAGGGGAATCTCGCCAGCGTGTGGCAATAATTTACGACGTAGGGGTTTCAACACTCTACCGAAAATTTCCGGTAGGCAGTGGTAATACATAATGCAGGCCGCCAGTTAATATTGAAGCCGGCAGCCTGAACCATTTTACAGTACAGCCTGGCGAACCGTCGGGAATTCAGACACCAACCACATATCGGACTCTTCAAACATTTCCTCCAGCATGCGGTTCAGCTTTTCCCGATCGCTTTTGCTGGCATCGCTATTCAAGGCGTTTGCCTGCATTGGCTTCACCCTCACTTCTGCATCAGGGAAAATCTGGTGCACTCGCTTTGTTAGCTCAGCCAGGATGATCTCTCTGGCCCCTTGGAGCCCTTCAACATTTCGCTTGTCATAAACCAGTTCAACAAACATACCGATCCTCTTATAAGTGAAAAATTGCCTGTGCTTGATCTGTTTTTATAAAAATACTACTGTATATGCATACAGTCAATGGGCAAGTGAGGGTGTGTTCATGCCTCGTCAACCGGATATTCGTGCTGCTTTTATTGCGGCCATACAGCAAAACCCGAAGGGCTATCTCTGCCTGCATACAGACAAATTCATCGCTGAACTGCAGGAGAGGCACTGGCATTTCAGCCAGGCGGATGCAAATACATGGATTGAGCGATACCAGCCGGACTTCGCCGATAAGACGACAAACGGAAGCGAGAACCGGTACTGGATCCTGCGTAACATGGGGAGGGTTTTCTAATGGGATTTCCATCGCCAGCCATGGATTACCAGGAGCAGCGCATGACGATAGATGTTATCTGCGGTGTAGATAACAACTGCCGGGTTATTGAAACTTCATGCGGCTTGGCCGTTATTAACGTCAGTCTGAAGCCAGAAGGAGGGGATACGTTGCTGGTTAGCATGGACGGGAGAAACCAGTTCGTGAAGCTAATGGGCCACGCGCTGATCACTCAAGATGGTGAAGCGATAGAAGGGGAAGCTCTGAATGACGTAACGGTACACGGCGTTCTTACACATACACTTAACCAAGTTAAAGACGATAAATCGCCTGTAATTTAG